TGCACTGTGTAAATGAAACCATCTCCAGAAGGGATGATATCATCAGCAGTGATGTACATTTCCACACCATTGTACTTGTCATAAGTGATGATATCACCATGACCAAAAGAACGTTTGTTAATTTTGATTTTGAAGGTTTGACCATCAACACCTTTTGTAGTGTTAGCTGATTCAATGTCTTCAATAATGTAAGGAAGATCCTGAGCTACAGGGATCTGCCACTTGTACTCACCACGGTTATTATCTACCATAATAACGTTCTTACCACCAAAAGATGACATTTGATACAAAGGCATTTCTACTTTTTGTGCCATTGCCCAAAGATCCACTGGACCTAAATCTGTAGGTTCAGCTGATTTAAGGAGGTTAGAAAGGTGGTAAGAATCTACGTGTGAACTAGTCTGGTAGTTATTGTCACGTAGGAATATACCATTGTTTAAAACTGGAGTTGCCATAGGGCTTTAAAATTTAAGGGGTTAATAATTAAATTATCGTTTAAAAATATTTTGTTGTCTAGCTATTTTTCTTTGTTTTGGTTCTTCTTCCTCATGATAAGTAGAAATGTTCTTACGAGACTGTTCTGTTTTAAGTTGTCTCACTGTTTGTTCTACAGCTTGAGTTTTTCCCTGTTTCATAAGACTACCTCTGTATTCTTCAGGATTAGAAAGTAACCAAAGAGCTTCTGCAATTAATGGGTAGTTAGGTTCTACATATTGATATTTCTCTAAAAGATGTCCTAACAAATTAGTAGGTCTACCTGATATAGAAGGATATTGAGGTTGAACAAGTCCACTATAAAGTTGAGCTTGTGTCTTTTTATCCAATTTCAATCCATTAATTTCTGCCGGTCTAAGAGCTTCAAATACATTTTGCATATAAGCATCAGCTGCAGCTTCTTGTTGTACTTTACGTTGTTCTTGTTCAGCAAGTTGAGCTCTAACAATTTGTTCCTGCATCTGATCCAACTTAGGTTTAAATTGTTTAGCTTTCTTTTCTAAAGCTCCAATATCTTTCCAAGTTGCAAGTTCTTCTTCAATTTCTTCAGCATCCCCAAAGTTTGTTGCTTGTAAATATTGACGTACAATAAACTCTTGATCATTCTCATCAGTGGGATCCATTTCTCTAACTTGCTCTGTAGCAGCTAAAGCTTGAAAAAGTCCTTTAAGATCTTGTCCTCCATCTGCTACATATTTAGCAGCATACTGAAGTTCTTCTGGTAAACTTTCAAAAAACTCTCTAGGAGTTTGAGCAGCCACTTCTTGTTTTAAATTAGAAATGTTAGCTTGCCAAAGTTCCTCTACATCTTTTTCTCCTAATGATCCTAAGTAATCATCAATAGATTGTTTACTTTCATCAAAATCATCAAAAGCAAACATCTCTTTTGATTCTATCCTCTTTTTTAAGAACTCTACCAATCCTGACTTTTCAGTTTTTGGTCTACCTGCTTTAGATTTAACATCTTCTTCAGGAACTACTTCTTCATCTAAGATCTCATCTAATGCAGCTTTTATTTCTGCTTTATCTTCTACATTATTAGTTGTAGAATTAAAAGTTTTAGAAGTATTAACTTTTTCATCTTCATCTAAGAAGTCTAAGTTAGTTTGTTTTTTACTAAAGATATTTCCTTTAAGTTCTGTAGGTTCTGAAGGTGTTATTACACTTTCTGCTCCAGGAGCTCCAGAAAACAAACTATCAATATCAAGATCTACTTGCTGTACAGATGTTTGTACATTTGATTGATTATCAGCCATAATTATTTGGTTTTTTATATGTATGTATGTCTACATTATTAATATACAACTTAAACTCTAAAAATTTACAAAATCTAAAAAAATATCAGCTAAGGTGTGGACTATATGGCTATAATTTATTTTTTATTATCTTTAGATTTTCCAGCATCATACTTATTTTTATTTTCTCTAGCAATTTGAAGCTGGGTTTGAGCTATCTGTTGTTGAGTTTGTAACTTTTGACGTTCAACATCAATCTTTTGGTTTCCTTGTTGTGTTTTATTCATCTCAACTTCTCTTTTGAGATTTATATTATCACTATGTTGTTGTTGTTGATTAATCTTATCCAAAGCATCTTGATAATCTGACACCTGATTTTTATTAATATCAACCATAGATCCATATCCTGCTGATTTAATTTCAGCAATTTTAACATTATTTTCTCTATCACGTTCAGCCTGATCAGCTTTAAATTGAAGATCCATTTGTTTTTGTTTCTCTTGAGAAGCCAGTTGTTCTTGTTGCATTTGTTGTTGATGTTGTTGTTCTTCTTGTCTTTGTTTATTAATTTTCTCTTCAGAAGATTTAAGAACACCTGTAAGTTCAGCAATACTCTCAGCTTTAATCACATTACCTAAATCATATATAGAAGCTCCAGTGGCATTATTATTTAAAGCTAATTGTCTAAGTTGTTCAAGAACAGCTCTAGAATTAGTTCTAGTAGTACAGAATACATTAATATCTCTTAATAATAAATCTGTTCCATTTATTTGAAAGTTAACCTTTTCATCAGCAGAAGTAATATATTGAAGACGTAAACTAGATTTCTTAGAATGATAATACTGAGCTAAATCAGTTCTCATCTGATGTACTCTAGGCATTAAGTTATCACTATGTTGTATAAAGTACTGTTCTGTCTGTGCATAAGAAGCATTAGTAGCTTGTTCAACAGCTGTAGCAGTTTGCTCCTGAGCTATTTGAGCACCCATACGTTGATCATTCAATCCTATTACAGCAAAAGCTTCTTGTTTAAAATATTTAGCAAGATTAATTCTAGACATCAAACGTTGAGTTTGTTCTAAATTTAACACTTGATAGTGTTGGAAACTAAGAGGATTTTCAGTGTTAGTTATTGTAGTGTCTAAAGGTAACATTTGAAAGTTCTTCATTGCTACATATGCCTTAGATAAATTGTTCTTTCCCCAGTCTTCACCCAATGAGTGACGTGGTAGAGCATTTTGATCTAACATAATAACAGTACCTAATTCATCTACTAGAATATCTGCTATCTGATTATTTACAATATTATATCCAATCTGGAATGGTTTCATTAAATCTACAAGACTCACTGATCTTGTGTTTCTATCTCCAAATACAGATCCTTCTACAGGAAGTTTACAACCATACATTGTTTGATCACCTTTAAATTGAAATGGTATACGTCCAGGTCTTCCTCCATTAAGTCCTAAATAAATAGGATTGATACCTCCAGGGTTATTCATACCCCAGAATGCAGGTCTATTAGGACCAATCTTTACACCACCCCATACATCATTAATCCATATCCAATCTATATGTTCACCAAATACTAAATTATCTTTTGTTTTTTGTTTATATACAGAAGTATCATAATCAGCTTTTTCGGTAACTTTATAATCCTCAGATACAATGTCTTGAGAGATTTCTCCCTCTGGACTAATCCTTGTAAGGTGACCAACTTTTCTTTGACTCTTCCAATAAATAGTTGAAACTCTAAGCATGTAAGATTTACCAAAATCTTGAAGGTCTTCAGAGTCTGATAATATCCATTGTACAATATCTCCAAATTGACTTCCGGCATCATATAAAGAAGTAAATTGTCTATAAGCCAAAGAAGGCATTTGAGTATTCCATTCATGAGATCTAGTAGGATCATAATAACTACCATCATTTTGATATCCTTGTATAGCATATCCAGCAGATCTTGCAGGATAAATTGCTTCTAAAGCTTCTAATTGTGTTTGATTCATCATCCACCCAAACTTATCTATAACATCTGATATAGACATCATATCAAGTTTACCCACCCAGTTACCCTGAGATATATAACGTACATCTGGAGATTTATGATAAAATGTAAGTAGAGGATTCCATAGTTCCACTTCATAATCATCTTCCATCATATTAAAATGCCAGAATTCTCTATCTGTAATAAGCATATCTCTAAATGCTCTTTCCTCTAATTCTTGCATAGTAAATCTTTCTTCATCTACTTTTTGTTGGTGAGATGCCCACTCTTCAATTAAAGATCTATAATCTTTTTTAAAGAAAGCTTCAATTTGAGGAAGTGATTTAATTTGTTCTGGATCAGACATTTGTTTTGCCTGGTCAGAATTAGGATCTATACCATGCTTAGCAAGTTCTATATGTATTTTCTTTTCAGCATCTGCAAGAAGTTTTTCCTCAATCATCTTACGTTTCTCTTCTAACATCTCATTATAAGATGTATCATCTACAGCTCTAAACATAAGTCTAGATGATCTCTTAGAAAACTCATTAGTAAGAACATTTATTACATTAGGAATGATAGGATAGAACTTAAGTTCAAATGCTGATACATCTTCTTTAGTAAGAGTATCTATAAGATCAGCCATCTCATTATCCTCTTCCACTATATAATCTTGCTTGTCTATAATACCTTTAGCTAGTTTATAGTTCTTCATTAGACGTCTAGCATTACGTCTAAGTTGTTTCATTCCCTGAAATTCTAACCAGTCAAGGTTCCATGCCCTCCATTGATCATCCTTTTCTTTTTCAGAAACAAACTGAAAAGGCTGAATTAGAGTACCCATCTTATTGTACTCTGTCTTAGCTCCAGCTTTTAATTGTAAGGCATTATATATTTGCATGATTATTAATTAGTTAAGGTGTGTAACATCATCAACTACAGTGTACTTTATACTAGTAACAGCTGTTGCTGTTGTACATACATATGTACCAGCATTTAAGTCTGAAATTGTAACTGTTGTTTCCATATTTTATCTTATATTTCTAAATGCATTACGAGAAGGTTTCATCAAACTTGATGATGACTTTCCTGCTCCAATATGTCTAAAAGGACTATAATTTAATTTACTAAATTTTCGGGAGACTTCCAAGTTTTTATTTGTGACCTCTGTACGTTTAGATATTCCTCTATTAGCTTGTTGAACTTTAACAAATGCTACTAAAGCACAGAATGCAACAAGTCTATCCACGTTCAATCCATCATAATAAGCTTGCATTTCTTTAAGAAGCATAGGATCTGGAATACGTTCCACTCCATAAATGGTTTTAGTTATTGTTCCATCTGGTTCTATTTCATGATCTAACTCTTCTTGTAAAAACTCTATACCATATGAAAGTATGTTACCTTTAAAAAGTGTGCCTACATTTTTCCATCCATATTCTTGGAATACATTTGCATTAGCTCCAATATCTTTAAGAAATAACATCATACTCTTAGGTACTAAATATCTTTGTTTCTTTCTTTCCATCATATAATGAATAAACAAAGACACGTTATTCTCTACAAGTGTCCAGGCATTATACCATTCTACAAGTATTTCTAGACGTTCATGGGTTTTCTTTATATCATCAAACCTTCCACACCAGCTAGCAACTATACCATCTCTTTCTATAGTGTGTGATAAAGTTTCTCCATCATTTTTAATTACTTCAACTGCATTCTTATAAACATATATAGAACAAAGAGAATCTGATGTAGTAGTTTTACCTTCACTCACTGGATCTACAGAAGCATAATACATTCCAAACTGAGGATTTTTACAAGGTCTTTCATAAATACATATCACTCCTTCTTTGTCATCAGCCTTTTTACTTAATGGAAATTCCATTATAGGAGTTTTTCTAGAAGGCTTATCCATTATTTTTCCTTCATCATCTCTATATAATTCAAGATATTCAACAGAATATATATGATCTTGAATACGTTGTAATTGTTTAGAAACAAGATGTGGAGGAAATACAGACTCTTTTCTGGTAGCAAAAGCTTCTTCTATAGTGGTGGGTTTCTGAGATATACGTAGCTGATACTGGTCAGGAGGAAGATCTTTATACCACTGTTTACGTTCTTCTTTAATAGCTTCTAAAGCTTCTTTAACTAATGAATTACCAGCTTCATCTATATATGGAGGCATTGACCACTGCTCTGGAATAAATAATCCTGTTTCTCCTATAGTTCCTTTATTATCTATTAGGTTAGTCTTTACAGCAAACATACCATACCTATGTGGGTACAATATCATATCTTTCAATGGCTGACATTGTTCAAGATCACCCACAGATCCAGCAGCTATAAATGTACCAGTGGTCACCATACCACTCTGCATGGCTGGTCTCATGAACTCATATGTATCCATCATCTTGGGAGCAATACCTGCCTCTTCATGAA